TAGAAATATAGATATAGACCCTGTAGTCAAAAGATACCAACATGACATAGCAAGAAGTGTATTATCTGAGTTTCTTATGCTTGGTGGTGGAACATCTGGCTCTTATGCGTTGTCTAAGTCTAAGACTGACTTATTCCTACGTGCATTAGAAAGCTACATACAATCTATAGTTGACGTCTTAAATAAACAGCTTGTAGAACGTCTATGGCAGTTAAACGGACTAAACTACAATCTAATGCCAACTATTGTAGCTGGTGATGTAGCTCCACACGATCTAAGAGAAATAGCTTCTTTCCTACGTAACTTAAATGGTGCAGACATTAATGTAAGTGATCACCCAGAAGTTATAGAGGATCTTATGAATATTGCTGAACTTCGATATGATGCAAATGCAAAAGTCATGGAGGAAGAGGAAGAAGTTGGAATAGCAGGGGAAAGAGAGAGTCAATAATGGAAGTAGGATCAAGAGTGTCTTGGAACAGTTCTGGAGGAACAGCTCGTGGAATTATTCGTCAGATAGTTAGTGACGGAAACGTACCTAGCATACCAGTTAAGGTTACAGGTACTAAAGAAGAACCTGCGGCTCGTATTGAAATTATTGATGATGACGGTAAGCCTACAGGTCAGATGGTGGGTCACAAGGTTTCTACACTAAGAAAAAGAGAATACGCAACTGATGTCTTTAGTACCCAAAGAGAAGCTATTGCTAGAAGTATGGACATGGGTTTAGATGGTGAAACACACATTCACGAGTATGATGGTCAAGCTGTGTTTATGCCAGCAAAGAGTCACGAAGATTATATAAGATACTACGAAGTAGAAAGCTACGGTGAAAGACCAGAAGAGATGCAAATGGAAGCACCTTCAGCGGATCGTATGGAAGCACTAAGAGTTATTATACAAGAGATTATGAAAGAAGAGTTTGCTAAAGCTGAATACCAAGGTGAAAAGGTAACTTTAAATAAACCTAGACGTATTCAAGGTGGCAACAAGAAATTTGAAGTGTTTGTTCAAAGTGGAAGTAAAGTAAAGAGAGTTACATTCGGAGATCCTAACATGGAGATCAGAAGAGATAACCCAAAAGCTAGAGCTAACTTTAGAGCAAGACATTCCTGCGATACAGCGAAAGATAAGACATCTGCTAGATACTGGTCTTGTCGTATGTGGGAAGGAGGCACATCAGTGTCTGATTTAACTAAGAATATAGAAGGTCAAATACTAAAGACTGATGAAGAACAACGTCTAGTCTATGGTTGGGCCTCAGTCGTTTCTGAAAAGGGTGAACTTGTAGTTGACCGTCAGGGCGATATGATTGAACCTGAGACGTTAGTGAAAGCCGTGAATAACTTCATGGAACACGTTCGTGTAGGTAAAGAAATGCATAAAGGGGGTCAAATTGGTGCTGTTATACACTCCATGCCTATCACTAAAGAAATAGGTGATTCCCTTGGCATACAGAGTGACCGTGAGGGCTGGATTGTGGCTTTCAAAGTCTATGACGATGATGTCTGGGCTAAGGTCAAGTCTGGTGAACTAGCGGCCTTCTCTATTGGGGGTCGTGCAAGCAAGGAGGACTACAGTGCCTAACCTTTTAAAACAGCTTGAACTGGAAGAATTGTCTTTGGTGGATCGACCAGCAAATGCACAGGCAATGGTTTCTTTGTACAAGCGTGACAATTCCAATGGAGAACATATGGAACATAAAATAGAAAAAATGTCTGATGACATGAAAGCCAAACTAAAGCCATACATGGATAAAGGTATGTCTGAGGAAGAAGCTATGAAAATGTATCAGAGAGATATTAAGAAGGCTGATGAAGCAGTTGCTGAAGAGCTTGAAATCGAAACACTAAAAGCAGACAACAAGCGACTAACAAAATCGCTTGAAGAAGCAGGTTACATTGTTAAGTCAGATGTAATTGAGAAAAAAGTTGAACCAGAGTATGTTGAGTACGAAGGGGAACAGATCAATAAGGCAGATATACCTGCGCCTATCTTAAAGGCTCTTGAAAATGCTGAGATCGAAAAAGCTGACATTGAGTTAACTAAACGTGCAGAGGATTTGCTTCCTCATTTTAATGTAGCTGTAGCTAAACCTTTAGTAAAATCTTTTGCTGAAGACGAGGCAATAATGGAAGCCCTAAAAGCGGCAGATAAGACGTTTTCAGAATCCATGAAAGAGTTTGGTAAGTCGGATGCAGATGGTGAATTTGCTACTTCTTCTGATAAACTAGACGCTCTTGTAAAGTCTTACATGAGTGAAAATGAAATGAAAAAAGGAGACTACGCCAAGGCTTACGCTATTGTTGCTAAGACTGATGAAGGTAAAGCTCTTATTAATAAATCCTATAAAGGGGAATAACTATGGCTGTAATGCAATCTCGTGATAATCGCTCATACAATGCTGGAGCCGATCTATCATCTGATCAATTTAAATTCGTAAAACTTGGTGCAGGTACTGTTACTCGTGCATCGACTCTTGGTGAGAACTGTCTTGGCATTCTTTTAAATAATCCTACAAGCGGAAACGCGGCTACTGTATGTGTATCTGGTAAGGTTATGATAAAAGTAGGTGCTGTTGCAGTTGCGGCTGGAGCTAAACTAGTTACTGACGCTAATGGTCTAGCTAAGACACACGCTGGATCACACGTAATAATGGGCTACGCTAATGAAGCTGGCGCGGCAGGGCAAATAATTGCTATGGAACTAATCCAAGGCGGTAACACTGCTTAATAGCATTTAGAAAGGAAATAACAAATGCCTCTATTAACACCATCTCAGGTACATATTGACCAGCCGTTAAGTAACTTAACATTGGCTTATGTACAATCAAATGAAAACTTTGTTGCTGATAAGGTTTTCCCTGTCGTTGGCGTTGCTCGTCAATCAGACAAATACTATGAATATGACCGTGCGAATATGAATCGTACAGGTGATGTTCAGAAACTAGCTCCACGTACCGAAGTAAACAGAATCGGTATGTCGCTTTCAAACTCTTCATACTATGCAGACGTTTATGGTCTAGGTATGGACTTCGATGAGCAAACATTAGCTAACGAAGACTCAATGTTGGAAGTAAGAGCCGCTGGTGCAGAAACTCTAGCTATGCGTCTTATGATACATAGAGAAGAGCAATTCGCATCTACATTCTTTGTTAACGCTGTTTGGACAACTAGTGTGTCTGGTGCCGCTAACGGTGCAGGTACTCCAGTTTACTGGAACGACTATACTAACTCAACACCTATTGCTGATGTTACTTTAGGTAGTCGGACTATGATGCTCACTTCTGGTGGTTTCAAACCAAACACAATGGTTGTTGGTAAAGAAGTTAGAGACAAGTTAGTTAACCATCCAGACATCTTAGCACGTTTGAATGGTGGATCAACAGTATCTAACCCTGCACTAATAGTAGATTCTAAACTAGCAGAAATCTTTGGTGTGGAAAACTTCTATGTAATGGAAGCCGTGAAAAACTCTTCTGCTGAAGGTGTTGCTGAAAGTAATGCGTTCATCGGTGGTAAACACGCTCTTTTATGTTACACACCTTCAAGTGCTGGTCTTATGTCACCAGCCGCAGGTTTGACATTCGCTTGGAACTCAATTCCAAGTGTTAACAACTTAGGTATAACAGTTGAGTCATTCTCTGATGATGCTCTTAAGCGTCAACAAGTAGCTGAACATATCCAAGTTAAGATGGCATACGACATGAAATTGGTCGGAGCTGACTTGGGTTACTTCTTTAACGCTATCGTTCAGTAACTTTAATTTCTACTGTGGGGGCTGTAGTGGCCCTCACTTTTTAACCCGAAAGGAATTAATATGACCCGATATGAAAAAATGCCTATGCAATTTGATAGGCCACTGTTTGTAAAACAAGAGTTTAATTCTGCTGGAAGAGACTGGAAGAAAAACGACGAGTACAAATGGAAAGAATTAAGTATAGACGAAAACAAAGTTCTACAACTATACGCATTAAACTTCTTACACCATAACTCTGAATTAGAAACTACAATTAATACAGGTGATGGATTAGAGGCTCTTAATATAGTAAGTTTACACGGACTTGTAGATACTATAAACAAGAAAGTTGAAAGTAAGACTACCAGTAAAACTGACTTTGCACGTAAGAAATGTAAGAAGTCTAAGGTAGTAGATAAACAACGTGGTTTGATAAGAAGTTGGCGAAGAAATTTTGGGAATCTGGAGAGTGATTAATGGCTTGGAGCTACAATCCTGCACAACTAGGAACTTCAACTGAAGCTGAACGGATTAATTCTGTCAGGTTGTTATTAGGTGATACAGATACTTCTGACCAACAAGTACAGAATGAAGAAATAGTATTTGGATTAGGCCAGACAAGTGATAACATATATTATGCGGCCGCATGGTCTGCTAGGGTTGTTAGTGCTAAATACTCACGTAAAGTTACCACAAGTTTAGATGGTGCTTTAAAAGCTGACTACTCTGATCTAGCAACTCACTACTCAAGTTTAGCTGAAACCTTAGAGTATCAAGGTAAGAAAGCTGGTGGTGGATTTGGCATAAAAGCTGGCGGTATAGAGATCTCTGTTATAGATTCTGTAAGAGAAGATACAAATAGGGTTCCACCTTCGTTTAGAAGAGATAGATTTAAGAACCCACCTAGCTATAGCGGTAATGATTACTCATCTGATTTTGACTAAGGAATAGAAAATGTCTTTTAGAGCCTATGACTTAGCCAAACTAGTAGATGACTTTGGTGAAACTCTTACACTACGTAAGAGAACCACTGCTGGAACGTATAATCCTGCTACTGGTTCTATAGCTAACATGGCAACTACAGACTATTCTTTTGTAGGTTATTTCTATAATTATAATGTTGGTTTTATACCTACGTTAGATCAAGTAGAAAGAGGTAACAGAAAGTGCCTTATACCTGCACCTAACATAAGTGCCGTTCCAGAAATAGATGACCAAATATTAAGAGGGTCTGAAAAAGTAAACATAGTTCATGTTGTAACTGCTTATTCTAATGGAGTAGTACTTCACCACATATGCGATGTAGTAAGCTAATGAGGGCAAAAATAAAAGTTAATAACTCTTATAAAAAGAAGTTAGATAGACTGTCAGAAATAGCAGATAACGGTGTAACAGAAGAGTTACATAGTATAGCAGATACAGCAATAAATATATCTATTCCTTTTGTTAAGTCAGGTGCTTATATAACATCATTTTCTTTTAATACTGGAGCAGGTAGACCTAGAGGTTACACTCTTCACGGAAGACCTCAAGCTGACCCACAAGAAAGAGCTAATGTTGGTAGACAACAATTAACTGCTGATATTGATAGAATACAGTATCCTTCTGAAGTTGGTTTTATACAGCTTAGAAATAACGCTCCTCACGCTGGATACTCAGCAGTTGAAAAGTGGTATAGGGTTTTTGAACAGGTAAGTAATATTCATGGCTAGTATATATAATGACATAAGAGCGGCTCTAGAAACTCGACTTAGTAATATAAGTAACATACCTTCTATTGCGTATGAAAATGTACCGTTTACTCCTGTAGTAGGAACTAGCTATGTACAAAGTAAGTTTATTCCTACGTTAAGAAGGTCTGCTGTTATGGGAAGTCCAAACCCACAGCAAAGGTATCAGGGATTATATGCTGTTACCCCACACACACCCGAAAAACTCGGTCCGTCTGTTGCTGATGACTTATCTGATGATATAATAGAATCGTTTGAAGCAACAACTGACATATCATTCACTAACTCGTCTAACGAGACAATAATCGTATCCATAGATTACGCTGAACGCCAGCAAGGTTTTTTGGATAGTCCTTGGTACTATGTTCCGATTAACATCGGATGGTACATCTACAAATAATTAGGAGATATTAAATGGCCTTTGCACAGGGTTCTAGATCCAGTCTGTCGTACATAGTCGAAAGCACTTTCGGTACAACACCTTCTGGTAACTTTATAACACTACCTTTCACATCCCACTCTTTAAATCTAACTAAAGATATAATGGAGGGAAATGACATTCAATCTGACCGTATGCCTAGAGTTAACAGGCAGGGTAATAGACAAACAAGCGGAGATATAGCTGTTGACTTACGTAGAGGAGATTTTGATGTTTTATTAGAATCTGCAATGCTAAGTACTTGGTCTACTAACGTAATTAAAGTTGGTACAACACCTAAGTTCTTCTCTATAGAAGATTATGCCGCTGACATTGATCAGGCAAGATTATTTACAGGAATGACTGTATCTACTCTTGGTATATCTATGGCTCCAAACCAAATGGTAGCAACTACTTTTGGTATGATAGGTAAAGATATGACAATAAGTCAAACACAAAAAACATTAACTGCTTCTGGAACATATGCTCCTTTTGATGCGTATAGTGGTAGTATCGGTATAGGTGCTATAGGAACTGGAACACCTTCATCAGTAGCTATTGTAACAGGTATAGACTTTACACTAGAAAACTCATACGCTCCAACATTTGTTATTGGTAGTGATAGCGCACCAGCTCTTGAGTTTGGTAGAGCTGAAGTATCAGGTACAATATCTGCTTACTTTGAAGATGCGGCTTTAATAAACAGGTTCTTAAACGAAACAGAAACTGGAGTACAGGTTATTGTGAATGACCCATCAGGATCTAACCCATACACATTTAAATTCCCACGGTGTAAGATTAACAGTGCGGATGTAGGTGTAGACGGTCCTACTAGCAGAATAGTAAGCATGGAATTTGTTGGCCTATACGACTCAGGTGAAGCAAGCAATATGGAAATAACAAGAACATCGTAATCCCTAGCTAGGGTGGGGGATTGTCGGTGTCGGGTCTGGCCTTCCCCCAACTAAAACTAAAACCCGACTTTACAACCCGAAAGGAACTCGACATGGATTTAAAAGATTTAACACCTATAAATGATACTGTAAATGTACCAATTGTACATCCTACTACTTTTGACCCACTACTTAATGATGACAAGTCTGAAATGAGTATAACTGTTTACGCACCTCATGCTAAAGAGTATAAAAAGGCAGTTTTTGATCAAACTAATAGAAGACTAAAGCAAGCTCAGGGTAAAAGAAAGGTAGATGTTACAGCAGAGGATCTTGAAGAATCAACTCTTGAGCTGTTAGCTAAAGCTACTAAAGGGTGGAACATTACTTACAACAAGGAACAACCTAAGTTCTCTGTTGATAAAGCAAAGGAGATTTACTCTGAGGTATTTTGGATTCGTGATCAGATTGAGGAGGCTGTTTCTACCTCTCTGGATTTTACGAAAGCCTGATTGAAGAACTAGTTGAGTTTGCTGAACACAGCTTTAAACTTAATGTTCCTGATCAAAATGGCACAACAGAATATGAACATTTAGAACAAGTTGAAAGGCAGACTGGACATAGACCACAAGCATTAAATGGACCCCAATTTCCATCGCTAGTGTCTCATATCTGGTCTGCCTTTGTTACTTTAAGCAACAGTAGGACTGCTGGTTTCTCTGGAGCTAACCCGTTAAGTTATGAACAAATAAAAGCATGGAAAGATTTAACTGCTACGCCAATTTCCACTTGGGAGGTTGAAGCAATAAAACGTCTTGATGAAGTATATATGAAGGTTAATAATAGTAATGGCTGATGATATAAACATTGTAATATCTGTTGATGACAGGGATGTTATTCGTGCGCGAAAACACCAGAATAAACTGCAAGCGGCTGTTGCTCAACTTGAGAAGGAGTTTAGAAAGCAAAATATAACTGGTGGTAAGATGCGTTCTGAGTTAAATAAACAAGCATCTGCTTTATCTAGATTAGGTGGCTCTTATAAAAAGGCTTTATCAGAAGTAAATACCTACGCTTCTAGATTAAATAAAGCCACAGACGCACAAGTACATCAAGCTCAATCTATGGCTATGGCTAAGAGAGGTATGAATAAGTTTGGCATGGTGTCTCAACAAGTAGGTTATCAGGTTGGTGACTTCTTTGTTCAGATTCAGTCAGGAACTTCAGCTTTAGTTGCATTTGGTCAACAGGGTACACAGTTAGCTGGACTATTGCCTGGGGTTGCTGGTGCTGTAGTTGGTATATCTCTTGCTATAGGTACTATGCTTTTAAGAACTCGTCAGCAAATGAATGAATCTGAAACAGGATTAAAAGCTTACTCAGAAGCTATGAAGAGTCTTAAAGAAAGAACAAAGGAACTGATTGCAGAAAATAAGAGGTTGGCTGGTGGTTTTGTTACAGTAGAGCAGATGTTTATAGAAGCAAGAAAAAATGCTTTACGAGAAGAAATAAAATTACTAGAAGCTAATATAAAACTTAGGGAAGATATAAATAATAATGCCATAAGTACAGGTTGGTGGGCGCGTCTTAAAGAATCAGTGTCTTCTATTGACTTTAAAAAGATTTTCAAGGAGTATAAAGAGCTACAAAAGCAAATGGATAGACCACTTGAGGTACTTGTTATGGAAGCAAGTATTTTAGAAAAAGAAAAACAACTAGGAAAAATAGGAGAAGAACAGTCTAAAAATGAAAAAGCCAAGGCTGAAAATGTAATATTACAAAACAATAGATTAAAACATAGCTATCAGGATCTAGCAGATTCAAGATTAAAGTCTAATAAAGATGTAGAAGAAAAGATAGCAGAGGAGTCAGAAAGAAGAGCTAAAATAACTTTTAAAAGGGCCATGGCTTTTGAACAAGCACGAGATGATGCACTTAAAAAAATAAGAATAGCAAATGAAAAGACTAGTAGAGGATACATACAAAAATCTATGGGAACTGAAGTTCGACCACAAGACCCTACTTCATCTTTTGACGTAATAATGGCTCAAGAACTTGTAGACCAAGAAAACTATAAACAGTCCAGAATTAAATTTGCCAGAGATATGGAGATTCTAGCTCAACAGCTTGCTGTTAAGGGTGGTATGCAACAAATGGCTAAGATTATGCTACCTAAAGAAGAGAGAGAAAGGTTTGAGGTTTTAAGAGAAGCATCCTTAGAAAGACAAAAGATGCTTAAATTAGAGCTTAAGTACGAAGCAGACAGTAAAGAGTTATTTGACGCAAAGACAGAAATACAAAGAAAGCAATTAGTATTATCCCTAAAAGAGAATAATTTAAATTGGACACTAAGAAGACTTCTAGCAGAACAGTTTGTAGAAGAAAGAAATATTGAATGGGCTATAAGACAACAAGTTGAGGCCGTAGAAAAAGTTAAAAATGCAGAAGAGGACTTAGCAGACAAAAGAAAACAATTTGCAGATCAAATGGGTGGTTACTTAGAGTCTGGATTTATGTCTATGATTGATGGTACAAAGTCTGTAGCAGAAGCCTTTAGATCTATGGCGGCTGATATACTAAAACATCTATATAAAGTTCTTGTTGTTCAGACTGCTATTAGAAATATTGGTGGGGCAATAGGTGGTACATTTGGTGCGGCCTTGTCTACTTATGGATTAAACGCTAACGGTAATGCATTTAACAATGGTAAGATAATTCCTTACGCTAATGGTGGTGTCGTTGGTTCTCCTACTATGTTCCCAATGTCAGGTGGTAAAACTGGACTTATGGGTGAAGCTGGACCAGAAGCTATACTTCCTCTAAAGAGAGGACCTAACGGTAAACTAGGCGTTGAATCATCAGGGGGGAGTGTTGTAGTTAACCAAACTATTAATGTCTCTACTGGTGTAGCCCAGACAGTAAGAAACGAAATAAAAACTCTTATGCCTCAGATAGCAGAAGGTGCTAAGTCAGCAGTATTAGATGCTAAACGTAGAGGTGGATCATTTGGGAGTGCATTCGCATGAGCATAAGTTACCCACTAACCTTACCAACTGTAACTGGTATTCAAGATATTACATTTACTGCTGTTAATGCGGTAGCAATGTCTATGTCTCCTTTTACGTATAAACAACAAGTATTTGCTCATCAAGGTCAAAGGTGGGAAGTTGATGTTACTCTACCACCTATGAAAAGAGACAATGCTGAAGTATGGCTTGCTTGGTTAGTTAGTCTTAAAGGATTAAGGGGTACTTTTCTACTGGGGGACCCTAATAATGCGACTGCAAGAGGCTCAGTTGGAGGTACACCTTTAATTCAAGGGGCTAATCAAACTGGAGATACATTAAACATAGATGGGTGTACAGCTTCTCAGACTGGTTGGATGAAAGCAGGTGACTACATACAATTAGGTTCTGCATCTTCCGCTTCATTACATAAGGTATTAACTGACGCTAATAGTGATGGTGGTGGAAATGTTACTTTAGACATATGGCCTAATATTAATGTAGCAAAAGCTGATAATTCTACTGTAGTTACATCTAATACAGTTGGTGTTTTTAGACTTAATGATAATACAAGTAACTGGAGCATTAATGATGTTTCAAACTACGGTATTACTTTTGGTGCAGTACAGGCAATAGTATGAGTAGAGATCTTACAGGTATATTATCTTACCTTGAGTTTGATGAGGTTAAACCGTTTTTTGCTGTAGAGTTACTATTTGAAAATGGTACAGCTATTGGTACAGCTATAACTTCTTTAACTGCTAGTATAAATGCAAGTCAAACTACTCTAACTGTTGAATCAGTTGCTGGGTTATTTTCTGAAGGTACTGTAACAATAGGGTCTGAAGAAATATCATATACAGGAATTACAGATCTAACTTTAACAGGTTTAACAAGAGGTATTAATAGTACAACAGCCGCATCTCATAGTGATAACGCAACAGTTACAGGTAACACTATACTTTCTGCACCTCTGTATTTCTGGACAGGTATAGGTGATACAACAATAGATGGAATTACTTATACAGGCACTGGGAATCTTATGCAGATCTCTAACCTTAAAGAAACGGCTGAAATACAAGCCGCAGGTGCAACTCTTACTCTAAGTGGTATTCCAGCAGATATGTTAAGTCTAGCATTAAGTGTTCCTTATCAAGGTCGAATTGGTAAAATTAAGTTTGGTTTAATTGATGCAGATGGTGATTTATTAGAGCTTGAAAGTGCATTTAATATGTTAGCTGAAAACGGTATTGATATCGGTCTTGAAGGAGTTGATCAATCTAATGTACTAGTAGATATGTTTGTCGGATATATGGATCAAATGAACATTGATGAAAGTCCAGACACAGCTACAATTAGTTTATCTTTAGAAAGTAAATTATTAGATTTAGATAGACCAGTTATTAGAAGATACAACAACGAAAGTCAAAAAGCATTATTTCCAAATGACAAAGCGTTTGAGTTTTTAAATGACTTACAAGGTAAAGATCTAAGTTGGGGTCGAGCCAGTGAAACTAATTAATTGGAAAGAAAACTTACTAAAATATATTGATGAGTGTAAAGACAAGGGTTTTATATGGGGTCAATGGGACTGTCTTAAGTTTGTTAATGGTGCAGTTAAAGTACAACGTAAGGTAGGTTTTGCAGACGATTGGTTTGGATCTTACTCAACTCCAAGAGGGGCGGCACTAAACTACGCTAGGATTACTCGTTACGGAATATATAATGATATTATTGACGGACTAGATGATAGATTAGTAAGAATACAAACACCTAAAGTAGGATCTATAATTGCAATAGAATCAGATGCGGATGTTCTTGGTTATTCTTTAGGTGTAAAGGTAGATAATAGAACAGCTTTTGTTGGTGATAAAGGATTATTGTTCTTTAATTTAAATAGGTACATTGCTTGGGGTGTAGAATGAGAAAGATACTACTAGCTACTACATTCTTAACTTGTGGCTTAATTCCCACGGTAGCTCCTGCTGATCCTATAACTATGAGTATAGCTCTTACAGCAATATCTTCATACTCTGCCGCTTTTATGACGATTGGTACTGTTACTACTTTTCATATGGGCTTGTTTATGTCAGCGTTTTTACCTAGATTAGCTCTAGGTTATGCTCTTAATGCTTTAATACCTAAGCCGTCTATAAGGGGACCACAAGGTTATACAGTAAATACTTTAGGTTCTGCACAACCTACTGCTGTTATATATGGTAAAGTTAAAGTTGGTGGAGTAATATTCTATCAAGAAACAACGAACGACAATAAATACTTACACAGTTTAATTGCTTTAGCTGGGCATGAAGTAAACGAAATACAAAAAATATATTTAAACGATGAGGGACTTACCTTAACAACTTCATCAAATGACTCAAACGGTTTACCAATATATGAAGTATCGTCTCCGACTAAGTACGCTGGTAAGGTAAGAATTAAATTACATAATGGTGAAGACAACCAAGCGGCTGATGCAACTTTAGCATCAGAGAGTTCTCAGTGGGGAGTTAATCATAAAGCAAGTGGTATAGCTTATATATACACAAGATTTGAATTTGATGCTGATGCTTTTCCAAACGGAGTTCCTCAAGTAACAGCTCTTGTAGAGGGAAAGAAAAACAGAGCTTCTGCTGATTTTGGGTTCGCTTACAGTCCTTTATCATCTAGATGTTTAGCAGACTATCTTGTATTTTCTGGTATAGCGACAATAGATGAAATTGATAGTACACTACTTGTAGCGGCAAACAATATATGTAATCAAAATATAAAAGAAGTAAAGTCTACTACTTTAACACAGGCTTTAGGTAGTAGTCAAAATGACAGAACATTGTATGTTGAAGACGGTTCAATATTTGATTTAGACAATACTGGATCTAATCTGAGCTTTATACAAATTGACAATGAGATAATAACGCTTTCTATTCAAAACGGAACTCAAATAAATGGCAATGTTATAACAAATGTTGTTAGAGGAATTGCAACATCTCATGCAAGTGGTTCTAAGGTACACTTAGTACAAAAAAGATATCAATGTAATGGCACGTTTACAACTGACTTAGCACCAAAAGAAGTTGTATCTGGGATGTTAGCTTCAATGGGTGGAATGCTGTGGTATTCTCAAGGTAAATGGAAAATGAAAGCCGCCTCCTTTACAAACCCAGTGCTAAACTTAGATGAAGATGATCTTAGGTCTACTCTCTCTATACAGACAAGAAACTCTAGAAGAGATGGTTTTAATAAGATTGTAGGTACTTTCAGAGGAGAGCAATCTAATTGGCAGACAACTAATTATCCAGCAGTAACTTCAACAGTATTCTTAGGTGTAGATAACGGACAAGAGAACACTGTAGAATTAAACTTTCCTTTTATATCTAACTCACCTCAAGCACAAAGGGTATCTAAGATTTCTTTGTATAGGAACAGAGAACAGTTATCAGTATCTGGTGTATATGGTTTAAGAGCATTACAGTTAACTGTCGGTGATATTGTTAGACTTAAAAACGAAAGATTAGGATTTAAAGATCCTGACAATAATTCTTTAGGTAAGTTATTTGAGGTTGTTGATTGGTCATTTGGGTTAAACTCTGAAATGTCACTACAATGTACTATGGTACTGCAAGAAATTAGCTCTGGTATATTTGATTGGGATGCTGACGAGACACTGTTTGAAAGCAATAACACAACTCTGCCTTCTCCTTTCTTTGTTCCAGATATAGGAATAACTCTTGGTCAAGAACTTAGAATAGTTAATGAACACGTTGTTAATGTATTATCTGTTACAACAACAGCAAGTGCTAACGAAACCTCACAAGTTGATAAAGTAGAAGTTGAGTATAAAGAGCAATCAGAAAGTAATTTTAAATCTTTAGGGACTGGTAAATTAGGTGTATTTGAAATACTTGACTTAGAAGAAGGTAGTTATGATGTAAGAGCAAGAGCTATAAACTCACTAGGTGTTAAAGGAACTTATACAACAGCTTTTAAACCGTTCGACCCTCAAGCTGATCCACCAGCAGATGTGACTAATTTTAGTTTTAGTATTTCCTCTGGAACATTGTTTTTAAAATGGGATAAATCAACCGACTTAGATTTAAGTTATTATCAGGTTAAGCATAATTCTTTAACGTCTGGAGCAACATGGGGTAACTCAGAATTTAATCCTATTGGCATAGAAAAAATAGCAAGACCAGCAACAAGTGCAACTATGCCAGCTTTATCTGGAACTTACTTAATAAAAGCATATGATAAAACTGGAAAAGAGAGTATCAATGCCGCAAGTTTTGTTATTACTGCATCGCAATTACCAGCTTTAGGTGTATCATCTACACTTACAGAAAACCCAAGTTTTTCAGGAACTAAAAGCAATCTTGCGCTGTTCACAACAGCTAACCCAGATGAATTAAGAATAACAAATTTTACTGCTACTGGCTCGTCTGGTGTTTATGAATTTAACAGTAAGGTAGATTTAACAACCTCTCGAACAGCAACAGTTTCTTCAGAGGTTGTATTCACAAGACACCAATCAACCACTCTTTGGGATGCAATACCACAAAATTGGGACACTTGGCCTGATAATTTCGACAATTGGACAAATGCAGACGTAGGATTTGATGATAATATAGTTTCAGTACAAGTTGCGGCTACAAA